CACACTTAAATAGGTGCTCCTGTAGCCTTATATGTCTAGAGTGCTAAAGCCGCTCCTAGGCGATCTCACAGCTGCCAGCGCTGCATGCTAGTTCTTGAGTACCTGTTGTCTCATCACTATCTTCAATCATGTCATCCCAGTTTATTTCTGCTGGCATGATTTCTATAGCTGCTTCGTATGTCTCTTTGTCACATTCGGTGTACGGTGCTTGTTTGTATGTTCCACCATCGTACGGTAAGAAAGAGATACCACTGATTGCATCGAAGTTGTTCCACACCCAAGATCCGACCTGAGGCCACTCGTCGTCTTTAACAGACACAGTGATGCTTGGCTTATGCTCACACCAGTGCTCTTGATATGTCTTCCACAACTCTAAATGCTCGACGGCTGTCATATCGTCGCGTGTTACACAGTCATCAGGTGCTTTAACAGGGAAAGAGAAGACCGTGGTGTTGTCTGGCTTCATGACATCAGGTTCGTTAGGCACACCATTGGTGATCAAGAACTGCGTCAAAGGATCTTTGTTATCCCCACGAACTGTACGGATGTAGTACTTGCTATGGCGTGCATGGATACCTGAAGCGCTGTCTACAAGCTGAGACACTGTCCCAGATGGCTTTACGCATGTAATGGCAGCAGACTGCTCAATGCCTAGCATCGAAGCAAGTTCTTTATTTGCTTCGTTAGCTTCTTCTCGCAGCTGGTTTAGAAAGCCTGGCAGCGTGTCCTTCTGGTGTTGTGTTTTGCCGTAGGTGTGAGGATTATCGAGGATGCCTGTTAACGACACTCCGAGTAATCTTTCTTCTTCGGTGTTTTTCTGCCAAATCTTACGCAAATACGGAAAGTACGTAAGAGTCGACTGAATGGTCCCGAGGATACTCGCAACTCTCACCTTTTTCTTGAGGGTACTAGGAGTATCATCTGAGCGTACGACAACCTCTGTAAGATTGCAGAACTGGTATGGACGTAATATGATCTCGCTGCACGGATTCGTTCCGAAGTCGTGATCGGCGTTTCTCTTGCCATACTTTGCTGCTTGCTTCTGTGAAGCTACTCGGTTGAATATACCTCTTTCACCGCTGTGGGACTCATACAGCGCAACCCACTCGCGCATAAAAGCGCCTACATCTGGTTTCTCTGTATAACACACACTATTGTTGGCCAGTGCTCTTTGGGGGTTTTGGTTCCACCATTCGCCTGACTTAGCATGTCTCATACGATCGTCAGTCAAGTTAGACAGACTAATCATTGCACTTCGGCGTACTCCTCCAACGACAACAACCTCACCAATCTTACACATAAGATCGTGGGCTTCGACTGAGGACAGCTTGCGACCTGCAGCCTGCTTAAACATGTTTACGGTAAAGTTAAACAAATCTTCAAGCGGCGCTGGTCCTGAAGCTCGACCACCAAACTTCTTAAGTCTTGTTCCTGCTGGTCGTACTAGGCGCATATCCCAGTTAGGGATCTCTCCACTATACAAAAGGGCAATTAGTTGTCTGAAGCCTTTGGCCCAACCTTCTTTGCTGTCTTTAACGACAATCGTTATGTCACTGTTAAAGAGTGTCGCTGGGATCTCTGGAAGACGGTTGATATACTGTCGTTCTACTGAGAAGCCTACACCTGTGCCGCACATAAGGATGAACATAGCTTCGTCAAATGCTTTGGGGTCATCAACGACAACATAAGAGCAGTTATAGCCGCAAGTGTTGTCTCGGGCTAATGCTTCACCTGCAGTCATCATAGACCGCATAGATGGCATAACTGACTTAGACAATATTGCTTCTTCTATTTCTTGTCTTAGAGCTGTAGGAAGAACGACACCATGTTTCTCTTTAATGTGGTTCAAAATGAACGACATGTATCTGTCGACAGTCTCATGCCAATGCTCACGACGCTGTTTGTCGTCTAAGTATCGTGCATAGCGGGACTTATGGATAAAGTCTTGGTATAGGTATTGGTTGCTTAAGGTCATATAGGTCTCTTATTAGGTTCTATTAGGATGTTCTTCTAGTTGTAGTAATAGAAAGCCTTTAGAGACCTTAAGACTCTTATAGGTCTTCTAAAGTGCGGCTTCTTAACGAAAAAAAAGTCCCCCAGCCTTTCGACTGAGGGACCTGGACAACTACACGGAGTGTAGTATTCCTAGTTGTTCACCATAGGGGTGTAAAATTTGCGTCTCAAACTTCAGACTCAAGTAGCTCAATGAGCATTTTGCAGTATTGCTTTGCTTTGCGTATGTCTTCTGCGCCGTTCTTGTGCTTGTAGCGTGAGGCATATTTGATGATGTTGCCTGCATAGTAGTCTTGGGCAATGCCTAGTGACTCCATGAACTCTGCAGGTTCAATGCCACCGATGTTGTAGTGGCTAGGGCGGCTGATGTTGTCAGTGCGCTCTTCTTTAAACTGTCGCGATAGCCATGAGTCAGTTCTTTCGTGCATGACATCTGACTGATAAAGAGCTTGTTCAGCGCGCCGTTGGTCTTCTAGGCTCATATTGTCTGAGGCTGCCATAGTATTACTTTCTCCTTATTGGCATCCCAGTCTGAGGCATGAAGTATGCGCGCTACTCTTGCTTGAGCAAGGGCATCATCTTCTGTTAAGCCTGCAGCTAGGTATGTGTTTAGTACCTGGTCCCATGTGCATGTTTCAGGGCTGCTAAGTAATGTTTCTGCTTTTTTGGCGCCGACGCCGGGACAGCCTTTGTAGCCATCGGCGACATCACCAGTTAAAGTCTGTGTAAGAAAGTATTTGAAGGCTTCTTGCTCGCTTATTTCACGCAGCTCACCTAGGCGATAGGTTCGACCTGGTATGGTGTATAAGTCCTTGTCATCAGAGACGATAATAGGCTTTTTGTATTTGCTGCTGGTTGCAAGAATACCTAGTACGTCATCGGCTTCTAGCTGATCATATACATGGGTGTCGTACAGCTCGCTTATGTGGTCTTTGAGCCTTTTATAGGCCAAAGGTTTGCGAGTGTTTTTCCGATTGCTCTTGTAGGTCGGGAGTACCGTTTTTCTGAAGTTGTCAGAGCCACTGAAAGTGAATATGCAATCATCAGCATCAAGTTCCTCCACTATGTTTTTCATGTAGTCGTTAAAGGTATCTACACAGTCACTGAAGCGTGAGTGTAGTGTGTGGATGTCGTCATCCCACTGTACTTCTGTTTCGTGGCCTATTGTGATTTGAAAGACCACCATGTCGCCGTCAAATAGCAAGGTGTTACTCTTCTTCATAAGTACCTCGCACGACGTCCTCTAAAAATATCAAGCCATCGCTTGTAATTTTCCAAAGGTTTGACCATTGGTCGTTTTGGACATGTGTGCTGATTAAGCTGCAGCAAGCAAGCATGGCTACTGCGTCAGCGTGTTTGCGGGCAAAGTTGCTTCTTGTGGTAAAGCCTTCAAAATGTGACTTTGCAAGGACTTCAAATGCCGCAGCATCAGCCTCAGTGGGTTGTTGCCCAATTGCTTCCGACACTGAACTCGGCGTCAATTCTACATCTGAAGTTGAAACTTCTGCCTGCCTCTTCTGCGCTTCCTCGAATGATATTACCGACATCTTCGGCTATTTCCTTCCTACAGGCGACCTGCACTTCATCGTGCACCCACGCGCAGAATACGTAGTCTTTATCCCACCCATGTTTGAAGCCTGATTGTTGTAAATTTTGTCGTGATAAAACCAGCCAACGTTTTGCAATTAATGCACCTGCGCTTTGCAAAAGCAGGTTAACTGCACTGTGGCTGCTGCGGGCGTGCAGCTTACGTTTATCTAATCCAAACAGATACTTACGAGTTTCTACAGCTGTTTCAACAGCACTGCGCAGCTGCTTTATAGCAGGGATGGCAGCAAAGAATTTCTCGCGTATCTGTCGTCCTTCATTACGGCCTTTGCCAATTACTTCACCTAGCTTTTGGTCACCTGCACCATAGATCAAACTATAGATAAAACGCTTTGCTGCATCACGGTCAGGTAGACCTGCAGCCTTTTGGTTTTTGGTGTGGATGTCGCCATTCAGCACTTCGGCAGCGTAGTCTCCAGCATCCCAATTGTGCATAAAATGTGCGAGGCATCTGAGTTCGAGACCTGACAAGTCGCAACCGACCAAGGACCACCCAGAGGGCACTGTAAAGAGTGAACGTATCTCATGGCCGTAAGGCAGCCGCATGCTTGGCACTTGTGCAATGTTGGGGGCAAAGTGGGTTGCTCTTCCTGAGACTGCTCCATTGGGAATGTATCTCCCGCGTATGTGGTTGTTTGAGTTTACAAGTTTGAGATAACCTTGATTGCCTTCGGCAAGCATCGCTATCCGCTTTTCCAGCATGAAGTATTCAGCTAGCAGTTTGGCTTCTGGGTACTCGAGTTCGCCAAGGATTGTTTCATCGATTTTGGCTTGTCCAGCTGGAGTGTATTCTTTTGGTTTCCATCCATACTTACTGGCGAGACGATCCCCGATTTGTAATCTGCTACCTGGGTTGAACGGGACCAACTTTGTCTTCGTCTTGAGGCTAATGACAGTGGGTTCAAATACGTCCTCCATTTGTTTCTTGATGGCATTGCGTTTAGCAGACAGTTCTGCATAAAGCTGAGCTGCTGCAGTCGTGTCAAAAACAAAGCCTGTTTGCTCCATGTCAGCACAAACTTGTGCTATTTCATGTTCTAGTTGTACGGCTTCTTCAGACGGCTCTTGTTCCATGCAATGCTTATATAGCTTTGCGGTTACACGGACGTCTTGAAGCATGTAGTCCATCATTTCTTGACTGAACTCTTCAAAGCCTTTGTCGTAGTCATCTTTATATGCACCAATTCTAAAGCCCCACGCTTTCAAGCTGTGGCTGCCATAAAGTTTTGGACTCATATTTTCATGACGTGAAACAAAGTCTTTGTCTTTTATGTTCGGAAAAAGAAGGCGTGATAGAACTAGGGTGTCGATCACTTTGTCTGGCTTAAAATCTGGATAGAGTTTTTGTATTGCTAGAATATCGAAACCGATAACATTGTGCCCACCAATTACCCCTGATGATAAAGCGTTTATGGCTTCGTCAATCTGGTCTGGATAAAATTGGTGTAGCGTTTCGGTTTCAGTGTCCCAGTAAGCCAAACAATGGATCTTTGTCATTTCGTCCAACAGACCGTCAGACTCAAGGTCAAAGATTTTCATGTTTCTCCTTAGAACGGCATCTCATCGTCAAAGTTGTGCTCTTTGAGTCTGCCAGTTTCATTTTGGTAAGTTAAAAGGCACGCTTTGCCTGTTTCGCCTGTGAATCTGTTTTTCACGACACGAACAGTTGTCTTGTTTTGCTCGTCACTTTGTTGATCGCGCTCAAGGCCAATAACAATGTCAGATAACTGACCGATGCTATGGCTGCCACGCAAAGAATTTAGTGATACTTGCAAACCATCTTCAAAGCCTTTGTTGCCTTCAGGTCGTCTCAGATGAGACACAAGCAACATGCCTATGCCTGTCTCTTCAACTAGAGTGCGGAGTCGTGTCATGCAGACATCTATCGCTTTGCGTTCATCCGCAATATCAAGACCACTAATAAGAATAGATATATGGTCAAGAATAACCCAAGAACATTCGAGTCCTTTGGCCAAGTAACGTATTTTAGCAATGATATTGTCGACAGCCACGCTGCCAAAACTATCGTAAAGATAAGTGCTACCACTGCCGAATAGCTCATTAAACGCATTGCGGAGCTCATCTTTTTCCACATTGTTCGCGTCGATGTGGAGTAGCTTGTTAAGCTCGATACCAATAAGACCGAGCGCAGTCCTTTTGACTGACTCTTCGAGGGCGATGTATCCAACGCGTTCTCCTTGTTTGATGAGATGATGAGCGCATTCACGGACAAAAGCAGATTTGCCGATACCCGACCCTGCTGTAACCGTGATTAACTCGCCTTTGCGCATGCCTCTTGTTTTTTCGTTGAGGCCAGCAAAGGGATAGTCAATGGCAGATGCTGCCTCCTGCCTGCTCACCACATCCCATAAGTCTTTGGCAGCAATAATACCGTCAGGTCTATATTGCGGAGCGTTCCAAACTGCTTGGACAAGCTCTTTAATACGACCTGCAAGTAACATTTCATTTGCGTCTTTTAGTGGCAATTGAGCCACAAATGCTTTGCCTGGCTCGAGTATCTCGGCGCAAGCAGAAGCTGCTTCTTGGCCTGGCTTGTCAGCGTCAAAGCAAAAGACAACTTCAGTGAAATTTTGAAGCCACTCTAGCTCTCTTCTAACAGCCTTAGGCGCACTTTGAGCACCTTGGGGGACAGATACCACAGGCCACTTGTTACCAAGCGCCTGGGATAAAGATAGGGCATCTATTTCACCCTCAACAATGAACAGTCTTTTGCCTTTGCTTTGCAGCCATTGGCCAAAGAATGGAAGATTAGAGCCATCACCGATGACCCTAAACTCCTTGTCTTTTGTTCTTGTTTTGAGGGCAACTAATTTGCCGTTGCGATAGTATGGTGCGATTTGTCTCGAACTATCCACTCGGTACCCGAAGTGTCTTGCTGTATCAGCTGAGATACCTCGGGCTTTGAGTGCTTGTGTTTGTGCTTGCGAGTATACAATGTCTGCTTCCGATGTACTTTTGGCCGGTACTTCGGTGAACGGACTTGCTTCGCTAGATGGTTCCTGACTTTCATCGACTTCTCCATATGTTTCGCATGAGAAACAGTATGTGTGTCCGTCTGTGTAAAGTGAGTTGGCGTCGCTGCTTCCGCAGTTATTGCACGGAAGGTGCGCTAAAAATGTCGCTGAGGAATCCTGTGTTTCCGTCATGTGTTGGCTCCGTCCATCCTTCAGGTTTGATTAAGTCCCAGCCACCACTTTGTTCGCGACCAGGTTTGACACCGCGCTCTTTTGCCATATTGGCTAAGTGCACTTCGTCCCACGCTTCTTGGATGTCGACACCTAGCAAAGCTAGAGTGCCAAGAGCAAAAACCGTTATATCAATTAGAGAATCGACAAT